ATGAATTTTGATTGAGTGGGGAGTCGTCAATAATAACATCAGCATTTACGTAATCATTTTCAGAGACTAAACGTTCTAATGCTGTTATATTGATTATAGCATTTCTTCTTATTTCTTCTAAAGATTCTTCATCCTCACCGTTTACAGCTGGTCCAGTATTTGTAATTTCGTAGTTAACAACTTTATTGAGTCCAGCCAAAGTCGTTGTATAAATTCGCTCTCCTTGAGTAACAGTTCCCGAAACAACATTTCCATCAGTACCCTCAGTTAACTGTGTTGTAACCCTAACAGCCGAACCGCCAGCAGGTTGATATCCAATGAGTCCATTTCCAAACTGGAGCCTGAATCCATCATCTGTTCTTCGAATGACGTATCCCTTAGTTGTTTCATCCATTAAAAATAAACTAGCGACTTCTGAATATGTTGTATATCCAGCCTGTCCAGGTTCTTTAACTTCGACTGTAATATCTGATATTTCTCCGTCGATTTCAACATCCAATGATATAAATTGATAAACTTGCAAATCTTCATTAATTTGAAACTCTTGAATATCTTCAAAGTACTGACGAAATGGCAGAACAAAGTACGCTATTCCATTTTTAACTGTTACGGGCATGTTGAAAACTTTCGAGCCTTCAGTTAATACCACCGTCACACTAGAATTGTTTGTAACGGTTACGACAGTTGACCAGTATGAACTAAAAATAATAGAGTCGGTTCCTTTAACTTGGAACCCCTCTGGGATTGTGAAAGAAGCTGAGTTATCTTCGAATGTCAATGGAACTGAAAACAAAACATCTAAAGAAGCTGGGGTGGCAGTCTCGGCGCTATATCCTAAATAAGCAGCCAAATTATAAATGGATTCTGGAAGTTGAGCTTTAGTTAGAAAGAACTCTTTATATGTTGAGATCTGGTAAAATAAAACATTAGATGTAATCGTGGAGAGTATTTCTACCATAAAAGCTAGGAAAGATGACTTCGTAAGGTCGACGTTTTCGAGCTCCAGATACGTTTGAAGAAAGTCTGTTATCTGACTTCTAATCTGGTCTCTACTTTTATATACTTCTTGTGATGTAGTTGTTTCAGCCATTTCTAATCTCCAATCTCCTTATACTAGATAGTATCCGCTATTTCTATCGTGGAATATGTTTTTTAATCTCTCTCTGATGATGTCATTTTTCATTAACAGTCTTGTGAGAAATGTTGAATTTGAAACTGTATGTATTCTTTTATCATAATCATAGAATGCATACGTATCTTGAATCTGTGCGTCTAATTGAGTTTCCGTTATACTCTGTTCAACCTTCACTCGGAGTTTCCAAAATGTGTAATCAGTATTTACAGATTTCTCTCTTCCTGTCACATTATAAATTGGATAAACATCATTAGTCGGCCTCAGAAAATTCTGTTCGAATTTTATCTTATCATTTGGAAGTGGTGTTATTCCATAAATACTTGGAATTACAAAAGATGTCTCACCTTCTTTAATAAGACCAATGTCTTGACCGTCGAATGATGTCGACATCTCTTCTGAATAATATATTGGAAGAAGCAGAATTTTATTCCACTTAACACCACTATATTCACCAACACGATCATATGATCCAGCAAACATATCTTCATCTTCCCATATGGTTTCTGGTCCATCAATATGATAATACGTGCATAAAAAGGAAACAGCATCAGCGGCATATATTTCGTACACCATTCTCTGATATTCATTGATGTACGAATATATATTGTTAAATTTTTGTGTAAATTGATTTGCCATTATATTGATTGTTCCTCTAGGGGCATAGTTGAATCATCAAATTTGACAGATATTTCACCCCTCTCACCTTTGTAAGAGGCTTCAATGTTAACGTTAAAACCTTTCTTATCAGGCAACATGACAATAGCAATATTTAAAATCTCTCCTCTAGAGTCATAATCTCTGATTCGGGTTTCAACCTCCGTCTTTATGCTTTCAACTGTCCCCTCGTCTGCTGGTTCGAATACAAGTTTGAAAAGATCACTTCCAAACATTGGATCTGACAAATAAGTTCCAAGTGGTGTAAGTAGAATATTATTCCAAGAGTTTAAAATAACATCTATATTTCTGATTCGCTTAAAATCCCCGATAGATGAGATAATGGGGATAAAGTCGTGAGGCTGAACATCCGTTCCTCTGGCAGACTTAACAAATCTTTCCAATATATTAGCCATTTTTTAGCTCCTTTATCAGATCTTCTTTTTGTTGTTCGAGCTTATTCTTCCACTTTAACAAGCTCTTAAGTTTGAGTACTGGCATATTCATAATCGTATCATAAGGCTGTTTTAACATTTCTATTGCAGAAAAAACTTCCTCATTCAAGTTGATTTTGAATTTGTCAATGTCATCGTCACTATTCGAGTGAGTGTACCATACGAAAAAAGTTATCGACCAGATCCAGGTCTATAACTTCCTCCTCCCCACAATGTGCACAAGTTGTTCTCATCTTCAACTCGATTCCATATTCTCCTAGTTTACTCCGATACTCCGCAAATATAGCCCTTTTATCGTTCGGGGTCAACGACCTATAGGCGTCAGCAATATCCTCTCTCGAAGAATAAATTTTAGAGTCCTGACCATCAACGTTTTCAGTAAAACTCTCGATGATCAAGGTTTCAGTCAGTAGATCCAGAAGCTTTGTGTTTGAACCCGCCAACTTCATTGCATCTGCTTCATCCCTCAAAGTAGGTTGTCGAAGTGTTGCAAAAACAGTTTTGATAACAGGTAATTCTACCTTCAGCCTTTCTTTTAAAATGTCCTTATCCTCTGGATAAGGATTTATATTGAAAGTTGATGATGCCTTGATGGTGATTGAATGTGTTTTACTACAATTCCCACACTGGACATCATAATTCCGAACCTCTTCATATGTGATATGATACAATCCATATAGAAGAGCATCCCTATCCTTCAATGTACAATTAGACAAGAAGGCTTCATAGTTTGGTACAGTTTTTGGCTTTTGAACGATACATTCAAAAATACAACGATTTAGATGATCCGTCACAGCAGAAGGAGAAAGGAGACTACCTTTCAGCCTCTCTTCCTCCTGGACGGTCATTGATCGTAGTTTGAATGATTGATTTGTATGGGGTGTCACAACCTCATACTCTGGAAATTTATGTTGAAATCCTGTAAACATTGGTTATGTCTCCTTTCAGTTCTCTGTTTATTTTTAGTGATTCAAAAACTTAAATCTTAGGTTCCAGCATCGATTCTCAGACCATAATTCTCAACGGTCTGTTTTGCAGCATAGACATCATCTGCCAACTGCTGACATTTTGATTTAACCCAGTTTTCATGCCATACGTAGTCGACATTGAACTCAATCTCTAGATCCAAACGTCCCACAGTTTCAACATCACTTGTGAAGAGGTCTTGTGGATCTTTTGTTGGGAAAACACCGTCATAAGCAGCATAGTATTCAACCTGTTTTCCATCTGGAGCGGTGGTCCAGTAATACATGATTGAAGCATATGTCGCCTTGGTGTAACCAGATAGAGAAGCACCATCTTGTAGATTCGAAACACCAGAACGATAGTCTCGGATCATTTTAATCCAACCATGCATGATGTTCGCTGTTGGCGTACCATTAAACTCTAGGAATTTAACGGAAACTGAGTTCCCATAGTCGATGTTTCCAGGAACGGCCCATTTGATACCACCCAAACCAGTGTATTCGACTTTATTGAGTGTTCCACCTGGAGGCGTTACTGAAAGACAGGCACCCGCTAGATAATAACCCAAATCTCGCTGATTGTCGAAACCTGTATAGGTTAATAACCCAGTTGGTAAGGAAGCGAAATAGATGAAATGGTATCCCGTTAGATAGGGATCGGCCACACCTGTTATCGTTCCACCGAAGTTTCGAGTCAATCGATTATTCGGAACTTTTGCAAAAGAATTCTTTAGAGCCATCTTTATATCCTCCGTTATTTTAAACTCTTTTCTCTCTTGTTAATTTGAGATAATACGTCCTTCCAATTTCCATTTTTTATATGGACTGCCTTATCGTCAATATAAAAATCAGCGGCGATTTTATCGCCAGTTATACGGTCAAAATATATGTCGTTATTTTTTAGATAACTTTCTATATTTTTGATTTCATCTTCAAGATTATATTTAAATGTGTTAGCATTTTCTTGGCTAGCACGTGTTGAAAAAATAACAATTTCATATCCAGAGCTTTTCAATTTATCAATTGCAGCCTTTGCCTCTGGAAATGGGGGGTCTTCTAATTTCCCTTCATCCCATCCCCTTTTATATGGATGAATTGTTCTATCTAGATCTATCAACACTCGTTTTGGGTGTTCCCCTTCTTCGAGTGGGTCCTTGTCCTTTTTTCTTTTCTTTTTCTCAATGGGTGGATGCATTGAATCAATGGCAAATCCTCCAACAGCTTCATCAGCTACGGTAACCATTTCATCATAAAATTCAGCTAGTTGTTTAGCAAAATCTTGTAAGCTCATGCATTAATCCCCATAGAGTCTATACCTTTTAATTTTGTTCTATCTTTTTAGCGAAATCTTTTAACTATATATATTAATAAATGAAGCAGTCGTTATTAACTTCAATTTTTTTCCAGAGAGGGGGTGAAATTATTTGAAATTTGAATTGCCTGAAGACTCGAAGAACCGCCTGATAAAAGGTGCAAATCTGATCAAGAAAGGATTTGCCAAATGGGAGACGTTGCCAAAGAAAACTAGAAATATGTCAGCTGGTCTAGCATTTCTAGCTACTGGCCTCATCTTACCAAAGCTTCTCTTCGTGGGTGCTGCCAGTACGTTTTTCCTAGCAAAGCACATGTACCTTAATGGGGAGGTTGAGGATGCTGCAAAAGAGATAATTATCGTTGAACCTGCCAACGAATTTGAGCAACCTTAAACACTGTTACTGGGGTCACCTGTAACAGTGACCCCAGAAACGTTAACTTTTTTGTCTTACTTGATGAAGAAGTTCAATTCAATCTTTTCGACAACTCTGGTTGGAGTTAGTGTGACATTGACATGAAAGGTTTTGGTTTTTCTTTCATAGTCAGTTGCACCGACTTCAACCTGATAGTCGTCAAGACCCCTTCTATTTTTTATGACTTCTAGAAAGTCAGTGATGGCGCTTCCAACTTGGCCCCATGTGACTTCATCATTTTGCTCGAAAATAAAGAAACGACAATACTGTTCTAAAGCTCTCTTGCAGAAAAGAACCAATCGAACAATATTTAGATCTTGCAATGCACTTGGTTTGGCTTGAGATGTCAACTGACCCCAAACAACATATCCTTGTGCAAACTTAACAATTGGATTCAATTGTTTTAGATACATCTGATCTCTTTGACCCAATCTTGGATTAAATCGAAGATCCTTAATTGTGTCAATAGCTGCTCTGTTGAAACCAGCAGCCGCAAACCAGATCTCAGCTACATTGTCATTTCTTGGGATAATATATGACATATGATAGATTGGTGAAAACCAAATGTCGTTACCCGTGAATGGATCAGAAACTTTACTGTAGCATTCATACAATGAAACGTAGAAGTTGTTGAATGTATTAATATTGTTTCTTGTTGACAATGCATTATTGACTGTGGTGTTATCACCATTGTCAAGAATTCCAACGCAATCTCGTCTAGTTTGACATAGTGTGCTGATAGCAGTTTTGACATCGGCTGGATAACCAGCATCGTAAACCAAAGAGAAATACATTAATTCTGCATCCAGGATATCATCATCGATGATTCCAGTATAGGCTTGTTCCAACAAAGTCTCAGCTTCAGCAGTATCAACAGCACCAGTTGCAGTTCTCAGAGAACCTTCTGAACCCTGTCTCAGTGGAACAGGTGTTGATGAAGTAAAGGCTTCTGCAACACTGGCGTTAGACTCACGAATAAAGTATGTGGCAGGATCTGTTACTTCGAATGTTCCTGTGTCACCTACCCATCCAGGACTTGCACCAGTTAGATTTCTTGTTGGGTAAACTGTAATGGTTTCATTGTCAACACCACTAGATTCACCTAACCAACCCCAAACAGTAGCACCTCTTGCGTCTTTAGCAATCACAACATAATTGGCGTTTCCAGCCGCTGGAGTCTTCTGCCAATCTGAAAAATCCTGCTTATCGTCTGTGATCGTTGCTGCTGTAAGATCAACCTCAACGTTACCAATCTCATTGTCATAATTCTTGGCAATAAGTTTGTAACCATCGGTATATTCACCACTTACCAATTCCATTTCAGCTCTAAGAACACTTGAATAAGTCTCTAGAACTGATACGATAAATAGCGAATCACCATTAGTGTCCACAGCATTTGGATCGAAGGATACTGCAAACGATTCAATGATAACATCATCACCATCAGATTGTCGTTCATAAATATCCAACGTATAGACACCATCCAGAAGTGGGTTAGCTGCTTCGGTTAGTCGGACACCAATACCGTTATAATAGTCACCTCTTCCAATTGGATACAAGAAAGCTAGAGGTTTGGTATCTCCAGAAGTAGCCAGATTGGTTTGAAGTTCACCCTCTGTATTGATTGAGGATACATAGGTAATGGATATAGATGTTGTTGCGTCACCCGAAGCCAACTGAGTATCAATTCTCATATTGGCATAAGCTGCATCATCAGGTAAAACACGCATCCAGTACAGCGATCCTGATTCACCTAAATGATTATAGGCAATATATGGACCCTGACCATAACTCTTACCGTACTCTGTGATATTTGGTTCGCCCCATTCTGAAACGAACTCAGCACGAGAACCAACAAAAATTACTTTGTTGTCTCGTCCCTTTCTCGTGTACCCGCAAATAAGTCCTATCGAAGCGGGAACGACCTGAACAAAGGTGGACAGGTCAATAATTTTGGTATACACACCTGGGGAAATATTAGGCATTTGTTTATCCTCCGCATTAATCTTTTTTTTGTTTTTCTAAATTCTTTCTTCCTTTCCTCCAGGTCCATCTATTTAAATATAAATCGAAAATAACCTATAACTGTTATGTATAAATATACCAAATAAAGACAATACGTCTGTCGACTGTCTTTATCAGTGTTGGAAATGTTACTCGGGCAAACAATGAGAAATTCCCGCTATATCCAGGAGTCCTTTCAGCGGCTGAATAGAGCCCCGCCTCACTAATTTGTTTTCCATTAGCCAATGCTGTACCCAATGTTGTTGTAATTTTTCCTATTAACCATTTATCTTCGTTGTTAAAATCTCTTTCAAATTCAACGTTGTCGAAGGGATATTTGTAGAATCCAGTTTCTGGATAATCCCCACCTGCTACATGATAATCAGCAGCACTCGAATCAGTTGCACTAATCATAACCAGTGAATTTAGTTCAGTATCTGTTAGAGTTGGTGGCGTAGGAACCAATGGATCTGCTGGTCGAACTCCACCAGAACCAAATCCCATCCAGTATAAAAACTCATCTTTTGTAGGGAATGTGGAATCAAGACCTTGTGCTACGGTATTGTTAACATCAAAAATTCTCTGAGCAACCATCTCTCTACCTTTATAAACGATTAAGTTGCTTTTGTTAACAAGTTTCTTTTTTCCAGTTTTTGGGTCTTCCTCCCAAATCTCAACCCAACCTTTGGGTCGACGTTCAGAAGTTTGACCTTGCTGTGTTGCATCCCCTAAGCAAGTATCTCCATAAAATTCGGATGCTATGACTTCGGTTGTTTTTACTTTCTTTGAATGTTTTGCCATAATTTTTATCCCTTATGAAATTATATCGTTCTAATGCCATTTAGTTTTTGTTCTAGTTTTTTTGTGAATTATAGATTCACCTATATATATTAATAAGTGATAAACCAAAGGAGGCTATTATGCAAACCGCTATAATTATCATAGTCGTCTTTTTGACCCTCGGTGCTCTGAAAAGGGTTTTCATGAAGCACTACAAACAATAATATATAAATAGGGAGATTATCAAAATGAGTAAAAATTACAATGGAACTCGGTGGAATAATTTTCGGAAAAAGTTTGATCGGGAAATTGATCGGATTGATCGTCGGGATCGAACTGGTAAGAATCGGGAAAACGTCGATAATGTTTACAATAATTATCGACGAAATGAGAACGGTGATAAAGTGTGGTCGTTCTAGAAAGGTGAACGATGTGTTAACATTTCTAATCATTTTAGGAACATTAGCTCTCGAATCATTCATATTCTGGTTCGGGTATACAAATGGTTACTTCGTTCCGAAAAAGCGAAGAACCCGAATTGAACCATTGAAGTAAAGAAGTGAGAAGGAGGGCGAAACAGCTGATCGCCCTCACTTCTTTTTTTTGGTCTTATATCTTCTTGCGTCTCATATGTGGGACTTTCTCAAATGATTTCACATGGTAAGCCTCGAGTTCCTTCTCAATTGCATATCCAGTTATTCCAGTTACGTCTTGTAGATCAACTTTCATAGCATTTATTCCGTCTTTTCTAACGATGTAAACATTTTGAGAAGCACGAGTTGATAGCTGTAAACCATGATCTGAATAATCATTTCCACCACAGAGACTTCCGCTTCTTGCGTGGAGATCGGTGAGTTGAGCTGCATGGTAGTGGCCCCAGATCACATAATCTATTTTCTCACCGATGTGATCAGTCCACTTTGTCTTGATTTTTTGGATTTGAGTGGTCACGTTTCCGTTCTTAATTGAATGGCCATGAATGATTAGTATGTTTTTGTTTAACACTCTAACAACGTGTTCTTGTATCGGTTTATTCAAGAAAACCATTCCCTTAGTTTTACGAAACATGAGACGCAGCATTTCAAAAATCATTGTATCATAGTTATCTGAAACTGATATGTCACTATGTCCAATATCTTTGCTAACCCTGCTTTCATTTCCACTGACATAGGTAACTTCTACATTGAATGACCTGTTTAGATCCATTAAGAATTGCTCCAACAAGATGCTTGCTAAAGCGGTAGCACGAGATCGATTAGTGGCCATATTCAGAAGTTCATCAAGACGTCGATCAGAGTTAATGAGATCTCCAGTTAGTGCAACAAGGACTTTCTTGATGTTATAAGCCCCAAGAATTCTCTTAGACTCCAAGGCGAATTTCTTCAACCTTTGAGAACCAATATGAAAATCGAATTGGTTGTGGGGCATGTCAATTAGCTCATTGAAATGAGCGTCACTGACCTGAATGATTCCTTGGGCATTTGGGTTGTATGCTTTGTGAAAGACAGGTTTATAAAGACCCCGACCTTCTAAAGCTAGAGCAAGTTCTGTAATGTATTCGCCAAGAGCGGATGCATAACGAAAATCTCCTCTTATTTTTCTTTCAACCCTTTGTTGATCTCTCAACCTCTGGTTCCTCATCTCTAAAGACAAGGCTTGTTTGGTCATGCTATCGGTTGTTATATCGTCCAATAGATGCCCATAGTCTTTTACCGTCTGACGCACATATCTCGTACTACAGTCTAATTCTCGTGAGATTGATATGTGGG